ATTTTCTTACGGCTTTTCTTTATACTTCCCAAATACTCTTCAGCCCGGAAGACTGAAATAGCCAACCGGGCTGAAAAGAACGCCGGAAATGCGTTACCGCGTCACGATAAGGCGAACCAGACCCCTAGGATTGTAGGCTCCAATCCCAAGATTCTCGAACATCGAGAAGCCGATGGTGCGCTCTTCGGGGTTATCCGCGCTCAGAACCGTCAGCTCGGTACGAACCGGAATCCGTCCGAACATCTCGGGCTCGCAGCAACAGTAGACCACACCCTGTGGTACGAGACGGGAAACGATGAACTGGGCATTCCAACCAGTAGCCATCATACCAGTTTTCCACAGGACGGCCTGACTCTCGATGTCGAGCACGTCGCGGCCGAACTTCCGGATATCTGCGTAATCCTTCGCGTTCATATAAACGCGAGCAACCCGCAGATCGTGGAACTCGATCTCAGCGAACGCATCCGCGAGGATGGCCGGCGAAATGGGCGCCACCACCGGAATATCCGGGTTGGTCTGACCCGCAAGCGAATCGAACCCGTTAATGGCAATCGCATCCATGATGCTGAAAACGCGATCGTCCTCAGCAGCCTGGACCTGAGCCTTACCGAGATCCTGCATACGCTTGAGCAGGTCGTACCGACGCTCCTTGATCTGAGTCAGAGGAGCCTTGGGGAGAGCAGCAATCTCGAACAAGGGGAAGATAACGCGACGCGGCTTCATCACGGCCGTGATGCTGTTACCCTCTTCACCGATCACGTACGCCGTAACGTCCGGATCCTTGTCGTAAATCGCGAGAGCTCCGTCAGGAATCTGCTCGACCAAGAAGGTCTTACGTCCAACAGATGAGTAATCCCTCCGCTCGCGGAGCGGCTGGATCATTGAAGCGGCAATGCGCTTGCGACCAGGAGACGTGCTGATCCACTTCTCAGCAATCCTCTCCTTGATCGTGTTGTCAACAACCTGAACGCCGTAAGGGTTAGCCATGACTAATTTGCCCTTTCATTCCTTCTAGCGCCCTCACGGGAGGAAAGCAACTTCGAAGAAGATTTCTGCCGAGGCAGAATCTGGAGGTGAAAGGACCACACCCATGCAGGTGACGTCCGGCTCAATCGCAGCGCCGGCAGCGCCAGAACCGGTGGCAGCTGTCGTAATCCACTGCGTCTCGTACGAATCCTGCCACACGTTCGTGAGCAGGCCGTTGACACTTGCGTAGAGACGATCACCAACCACATAGGTGATTGGATCGCCAACTGCGCCACCGCTGACCGTGGTCTGCAGCGCGGTCTCGTAGATCTTCACGCCAGCTGAGCCGCCGCGAAGGAACGGTCCCTTGCCCGATCCCACACCAGGAGTGTTTTCATTTGCATTACCCAGAGCATCATTGAGGAACAAACCGAGAGGGCGGGTCTTTGCGACATAAGCCGCAGCAACTTGGACCGCGCCACCGACGGTATTCTCACCGATGTCCGGGCGAACAAACGCCACCGAGCCACCCAACACGCCCTTCTTCACATTCGTGGGAAGAGTGGTTGAGACAGCAATGGCGGTCGTTATGACATTTGGGTTGTTCTGCGTGAACGCGTCTTCAGCCAAATCGGGAATGGTGTCTCCCTTAATGACCGAGTACAGGATACGCAGCGCACCCTGGGTGAGCGTAAAGTCACCCGAGCTCTGTCCGCCGATTCCCATGATTAATAATTCTCCAGTTTCGTTGAGTTTAGAATCAAATCTGTATTCTTTGAATCTCTTCAGGAGATAACTTCAAGTCCGGCGAACCGCGAAATCGTCTCTCCTTCCAATATCATTAAATCAAATCTGATCCGAAACCTCCGGTTACTGAACCCAGTTTATATATTTGCTCTGGTATTTGTGGTGGTTCCCCATTAGGTAGAACCGTAGTCATTATGCGAGTTCGTTTCCAGCCCATAGAGCCGCAAGTTCGTCTTCATCCTTATTGGACGCAGTGCGAGTCACAGCACCAAGCTTCTTGGCACCATCAGAGGCAGTACGTGCGGCCGGATGTGGACCATAATTACCGAGCTCACGAGCTTTCTGCTCTTGCTCAGATGCCTGAATTTGACGCTGGGCCTGAACCTCTTCGTCATCATCAAAGAGAGCCGACAATTCCTGCTGATCAGTAGCAGTCATGGTAGTTGTGTCTTCCGGCTCATCGAAAGTGATTTCCGGAGAATCAGCAGCAACCGGTGATGCCGGAACTGGAGGAGCCATGACCGGTGCGGCCGGGGCCGGAGCCTCTTCAAACATCTCGGTTAGAGCAGGTGCCGGGGCAAGTACAGCCGGAGCCAGACATCCCGTCTCTTCCCCTTGCTCAGGAAGCATTTCCTCGAGCTTCTTCTCATCGTCAGCACCCATGCATTTAGCAGCGGCAGTCTCTTCTTCAGATTCTTCCGCATCTTCACCCATCGGAGGCTTCAACTCACCAGCAGTTGTCTCATCCTCTTCAACAGGTGATTCACCTTCAGCCGTCCGAACCTCAGCTGATATCTTCAAAATCGACTTAAGGGTTGGATCATCAATCGTCATGATGGTCAGTGCTAGCCGCTCAACTTGCTCCTCAGTGGCCGTCTCACCGAGAATGTTAGCGCTCAGCTTGCAGCAAGCCAAAGCCCGACGATACTTCCGCTCTTTATCCAAGGCATCTGGGGATACCTTGTTCATCCGCTCAGCAGTAGCAGCCAGGACCTTAATTGGCAGATTCATTAAATCTGCCGCTTGCTGAGTGACCAAATCCTTATTATCGGTTCGAAGCGTGGCATGAGCAATCCGCTCAGCTAACGAAGCCTTTCGGGCCGCTAACTTACCCTGATTGTCATATTTACCGCCGCCATTCCACCGATCGGCATCCTTGTGACTCCAGGTATCATCCCGGATTTCACCAAAACCAACCTCATTACGTTTCACGTGATCACCATCGTAATCACCTTCCACGTTCTTATTGGTGGTTGGGGTTTCAGCCCAGCTATCAGGGCTTCCGCTTTCATACTCCGTAGCGGAGGGTTGCGGATGCTCCTGATTCATGTCGTAAATATCTTCTGCTTTACGACTTGTGGCTGCCTGGTGAGAAGTGGGTTTCGGCTGCTGCCAAGTGCTTCGACGACGAGTCATTGTTACAAATGCCTCCTATTAGAATATCCGCTTATCAATGCCTTAAAATTTGGTGGACAGCGACGCGATTCGACCCTTCTGTCGAAGGAATCTCTTCTCGCCAGGAACCAGAGGACGGTTCAAATCAATTTGACACGCAGCGAAATAAGAAGTTTCACTGGGGAAAGAATTGATTGGACCTATCTTCATGGCAAGTTTATATAGACCCGGTGGATAAACCTTAGATCTAACAGTATCATTTATCCATGAAAAAACTATCAGATCTGAAGGAGTATATCCAGCCCTCTTGATAGCATCTCGACCACCGAGATGAATCAATCTATTAACCCGAGATGCCCATTTGACAATCTTGGGATAATCCTTAAATACAGATTGGAGCCTCTTATCAAATTGAGATGCTCGAACTAGATTATCATTATAGCTAGCTTCCTCAATACCAGGAATTGCAACTCCGACATCATCGGGCTTAGGAGCTAAACGCTCACTTAGATCATTAACAATTGTTTGTAATAATTGCTCCTGAGCTTTCTCAACTAATTTATCAATTGTAGATTTCGTCGGATCATCCGAAGTTGTTCCCTCGGTTCCTTCAACCTTTTCACTTTCACCTTCTTCATCGACATCAGTTTTAGCTTCCTCACCTTTATCTTCCGGCTTTTCGTCCCCTCCACCCATAAGCTCATCTAGAGCAAACCCAGCTGCATCATCTTCTTCATCTTGAGCTGTATGCAACACATTTAACTTCGGATCAATCGACGCAGCCCTCAAAATTCCTTCCAGTTCATCCTGGTTGCACTTAATTTCATAAATCTTACCAGCAGCTTCAATCTTAGTAGCAATGATTGGCATCTCAGCATTTAACACATTCCTACGCTGAGCACCAGAAAATGCTGGAGCTCGAACCCAAGAAGCCTCAATAAATTGATTACTATTAGGAATAGTAACATGACCAATTAACTCTGCCAGCCGATGCTCATTTCCGTTTTCATCAATAAATTTACCACCCTTTGCATATGCAATATGGCTACAAAGTTGGGTATCATCAACAGCTACGTTACCACATTGAGTGCATATCGTAAATAATGATATGCAACCCATGGAAAGGCTATTCATCCTATTAGATAGAATATCTTGAATAAGTATATTATGTTTGCGATCAGTACCAACCAGAATATCAATATAACAAGTATTACCAAGATCTCGAGCAATCGCATCAACAATAAATC